CTATTGGTCATGCTAGCACAGCAAACGGCGCGTTCGACCATGTGTTTGGCTACAATGTGTTTGCTTATGGCAATAGCAACAACGTGATCGCTGGCTATGGAATTGCTATCGGTGCCTCTGCTGTGGCTGGTCCTGGAGCGATGATTGTTAGTGCCCCAAGAACAGACATTGTGACAAATAACACAAAGGGCGCAATGATGTTTGCGGCAACTAACGGCTTCCAATTCGCTGGCTCTGATCTCATAGTCAGCAACAATATCTTGTCTGGAAGCACCTTTACAATGCGTGATAGCAGTGGTTCGCTTCCGTCAATTTTTGAGGCATCTGATTCCTTGACACTAAGAGCAGCTGGGGATGATGCTGAAAATAGGGTGATATTTGAATCAGGGTCAAGGATTACGGCCAAATACTTTCGCGGAAGTGGTGAGGCGCTTACAAACATCCAGGCTACCAATATCACTGTTCAAGTTTCAACTGCTATGGGTCGCGTATCTGGTTCAACGTCAAATGCAATACTTGACCTCAGCATACCGGCATCCGCGATTACATTGACCAATTCAGTCAATTGGCTACATGCCACCAATCAACTGTCGTCCTATGTCTGGCGGGAGTTTCTCTTGAAAGCAACCAATAATGCGTTCACTTTTTCTTTCCCGTCTGGATGGACTAGAATGGGTCCGTTCACAACCAATGGCGTGACTTTGGGTGCGTCGAATGGATGTTGGATTTTTACAACGGCATCCTACGGCGTTGGTGCTACGAATGTTGCAGTTTGTCTACAACCGCCTAATAACTAATTCCATGAGACTGTTTATTTGCTTATTCGCCATTGTCGCAATTTGTTTTAGCGCGACAGGCCAGCATGCCTTCCCGCCTGGGCGATTGGCTGGCGCCAATAGAGTTGCGCCAACTAGCACAACAATAGCCGGTTTGAAATGCTGGTGGAAGATGGATGAAAACACCGGCACCACGATCACGAACTATGCGCAGACTGTTTCAATGCCGGGGTATTTTGCCGGCAGTCCTGCTCCGGTGTGGACAAATGGGGTAGTTGGAAAGGCTCTTCATGGCTCAGGAAACCAAGCCTACATTTATGACATCGCCAGCGGTTCAGCCAATAGCACGAACTACTGCGCGTTCATTCACACCAACGCAGTGTTTACGATTGCGTTTTGGGCTAGAATTCACCCTGGAAGCCTACATACGGCCCAAGGGATTTTGGGGAACACTACCAGTTCAAGCAGCAAGGGCTTCGCGTTGTCCTACGGTAGTTTGCTAACCGCCGCTAACACCAATCGCGTTGCTTTGCTGGTGTTCTATGGGTCTGCTGGAAACTACACGATCAACACTGAGTCCCCTGCTTATTGGACGAATTCTGCGTGGCACCACATTGCCGTGACGTGCAATGGCACTTCGGGGCAATGGTATTGGGATGGCGTTGCAGCAGGTTCCACATTCAGTGTCGGGACCAAGGGCACAGGCGCTCAATCAGTTCCGATGCAGATGATGTATGGCGGAGCCTCCACGCGCCTGTATGGCACGATTGACGACGTGCGCGTGTATGATGTGGCGTTGACTTCAGCAGATATTTCGAGTCTCTACAATGGTGGAGCCGGAACAAGCGGAAACCCATGATGGGCCGGGGCAATTCCCGGCCTTCTTTATCAGACACGAACCAAATTAAAATGAACCTACTCTTCAGCATCGCTGGATTCTTGACTGGAACAGCTCTTGGGCTCATACCCGTGGGAGTGTTCTACATATTGTCAGAAGCGTCTCCCGTGTCGGGGGAATCGTTTTCCTTCTTCGTCGAGAAGGTTGGACTTCCGGTTGGAATTCTGCTGACAGCGTGTGCTCTTCTTCTTCGCTGGCTTCAGTCTTCCCACTCGGAGCTGGTAAAGATTCTGGTGGAGACCATTAAGATCAACACCGAGACACTGGTCCGGGCTACGGAGGCTCTGATCCGAGTATCCGAAATACTGAATCGGCTCGCGAAAGAGTTGGAACGGCTGGAACGTGAAAACGAGCAGCTCCGCCGAGAAGTTCAACAACGAGCAATCGCCAAGAACCATGAATAACTGCCACACCGCTAAAGACATTTACCGCATTGCTCGAAAGGTTCGGCTCCTGCTCTTAGCAACGCTGGGGGCAATGGCCGTAAGCGTGCTCTGGCTCTTTTACACACTCCTATGAAAACAAAACACGCCCTAGCAGTCCTAACGCTCTCCCTGGCCCTCGTCGGATGCCAGGCGATGAGATTCGCCACACCGGTAATCCCGGTAGCCATCGAACAGGCAGCGATTGCTGCCATCCACAACAACCCGGACGCCCGTCCCTACATTGGGCTGGTGGCGAGCGTCTTTTCGGAGTTCTCCAAGGCGGACAAACCGCCCTCGGCCGAGGCGCTGGAGGCTGCACTCACAAGCCTCCCAAACGGCGGGCTGTCCGCCGGAGAAGCTCGCCTCGTCTGGGCGGGGTCGATGCTGGCTTATAGCGCCATCCTAACGAGCCAGAGTTCGACCCAGGTTATGACGTACCTCGACCTGGTATCGCTGGCTCTAAAGTCGGCGGTTGACAAGACAGCTGGTCCCGCCTCGTCGGGATCAGAAGCTGCCTGGCAGCCGGTCCCTCGTGCTGGGCCAACGGATGTCTCCCCGGTCTCCGACGCCATCCGGCAGTATCTCCGGTCGCGATAAACACGTCGGTTTAGGGGCGGCGCAGGAAAGCCCTGCGCCGCCCTCTGGAGGTCCGCTGGACGGCTTTTGGGAGCCGGGGCGAACTTGACCTCCGCCGGGTTTCCGGACGGTCCAGGAGGGTCCTCCAAAATAGTTGAAAATAATACTTTACCTTTCTCCCGGTCTCAGCCATAGTATCCCCGTTCCCGATGACCGGGGACTGCGAAAACGAAAAACCAAAATTAGAATACGGAACATATGACCCACGCTGAAGCTCTTCGTAAAGCACTATTGTGCCTCAAGTTGGCAGAGAGTGCCAACGAACACGAATCTGCGCTGGCGGCTGCTAAAGCCCAGCAGTTGGTTGACGAGTACAAGCTCGATGTGAGCGGCATCAACCTGAACGCTGATGCCACGGAGGGACCCGAGGAAAACGAGCCGATCCAAAATTTCGGCAATGATCCCCTGGAATCTGTCCGGAACTGGAAAAGCCGGTGGTCCCTGACCCTGGCCTCCTGCATCGCCAAGCTGAATCAATGCCTAGTCTACTTTCGCCGAGGTGACTTGCGCACGGAGATCTGCGTCGTGGGGCGTCCCTCGGATGTCAACACGGTGCGCTACCTTTACGCCTACCTGATTGGCCAGGTGGAGAAGCTCCGTGTCGAAGCCGCACGGGGACACTCGGGTGCCTATGTGCGGGCATATTGCCTGGGTGTTGTGGACAGCGTGTGCATGCGCCTGCGGGAGAGTCAGGCCCAGACGTTCAAGCATGCCCAACATGCACAGGAGCACAATCCACAGGCGCTGATGTGCGTCAACCGCGCCTTGCAGAGAATCAAGAAACGTGGTGACGAGGTGGCCGCGTGGATGGAGAGAAATATGCGTCTCAAGAGCGCACGCGCAACCGCTGACAGCCGAGTCCTCACCGGTGGACGCCAGGACGGTCAGCGCGACGGGCACAAGATCCGGCTCCCTGGTGGGAAGGCTGAGATCGGCCGCGGACCCACTGCGTTGCTAAGCTAGGAGTTTCACCATGCACCCTGATTTCCAATTCAAGACCCAACCCTTCAAGCATCAGCTGGACGAGTTTTTAGCTACTCGCGAGCAGGTGTCCCGTGGCTTGTTTTGGGAACAGGGTGCTGGTAAGACTAAGCCAATCCTAGACACGGCTCGGTGGTTGCGTGATCGGCAGAAGATCACTGGACTTCTGGTGGTGGCGCCGAACGGGGTGCACCGCAACTGGCTTAGCGACGAGGTGCCCGCCCACTGGCATGGGCCGCTCCCTGTGATGGGGTTGCACTATTCTGCGAAGGCGAACACCCGAGCGGGGCGTGAGCTAGAAGCCCTGATGTTGCAGCCTGACGGATTCCGAATCTTAGCGATGACGTACGACGGCATCGTTACCAAGGCGGGTCGCAAGCTAGCAGAACGTTTTCTGGCTCGGGGTCCTACGATGATGGTGTTGGATGAGTCACACCGGATCAAGTCCCCGAGCGCCAAGCGGACCATGGCGTTGTTGGCCCTGGGGAAGCGGGCGACTTACCGCCGGATCTTGACAGGCACCCCGATCGGGAACGGTCCATTTGACGTATACACGCAGATGAAATTCCTCAATGTGGAATTCTGGCGTCAATACGGACTTGACAGTTTCGTCCTCTTCAAATACCACTTCGGTCTCTTCGAGAAAGGGTTTACCTGGGCGGGCGGGGTGCGCCGAGACTTTGCCAAGGTGGTAGGCTACCAGAACATTGATCAGCTCGAGACCATCCTCAGCGGGCACGCTAGCCGGGTCTTGAAGACGGATGTGTTCGACCTGCCACCAAAGCTGTATACGACCCGCTACTTCCAAATGTCCGCAGAGCAGTGGCGTGTTTACAACCAGCTGTGCGAAGAGTTCCTAGCGCTTCTCTCTTCCGGAGAAGTGGTCCTTGCGCCTCTGGTGTTGACCCGGTTGATCCGTCTGCAACAGGTCACAGCTGGGTTCATCGCCACCGGTGAGGATGCGTCCAAGCGGGTCCTGGCCACGCCCAACCCGAGACTAGAGCTGCTGCTCGACCTTACCCAGGACTTCGCTGGGCAAGGGATTATCTGGGCGAAGTACACGGAGGACATCGACCAGATTGTTACCGCCCTGGGCGACCAGGCTGCCCGGTACGATGGGCAGGTGTCGGATGACGACCGTGCTAGGGCCAAGGCAGATTTTATTGCGGGACGCCGGAAGTGGTTCGTGGCCAACCTGAGTATGACCGAGGGCCTAACACTAGTTCAGGCCACGCTGGTGATCTACTACAACACCACTTTCCGACTCGTGGACCGGCTGCAATCCGAGGATCGCGCCCACCGTCCTGGGCAAAAACACCCCGTGACCTACGTAGATTTAATTGCGGAAGGAACTGTGGACGAACATATCGTCAAGCGCCTAGTCGAGAAAAAGCAAATTGCTGACTCCGCTCTCGGTGACGAGGTCCGGAGCTGGCTCCAACACAAATCATAACACATGAGTACCGTGTATTTAATTCAGCACCAGTACAAGGCAAATGCCGCTGGCGACCTTGTGCCCAAGTTCAACACTGCCTCAGCGGAGCGGTACGGAAGGCTCGTTCCGTTGCTCAGCCCCACCGCTGGTCCCTTTAATCCTGAGTCCGTCATTGCCGAACTCAGCAGAAAGCTGTCTGCGTTCACCAGCGATGACTACCTCCTCCTGTTGGGCAACCCCTGCCTCATTGGGTGGGCGACGGCAATCGCCGCCTCCTACTGCCCGAAGCTGCGCATGCTTCAGTGGTCCTCCCGGTCGAAGGAATACGTGGTCGTGGAGGCAGACTTGTCGGAGGCACTAGGCTACGAGAACCCGGATGACACCGGACTACCTGAGTCCATCCAGGAAGCCTTGAATTCTGGCGACGGCACGTATCAGCCGTAGCACATAACGCACAACACAGAACACATATGGAAAATACCGACGCACTAAAACGGTTGTCTGAGATGGCTCAGCAACAACGAGAATACGAACACCAACTGGCAGCCGCACAAGCACGGGTTGAGGAGCTGGAAAACCAGTTGCGCATCATCGCCGAAGAAGACATTCCTGCGCTCATGGACGAGGTTGGGGTTAGCGAGTTCACCACCAGCACCGGGTTAAAGGTCAGGCTGGACGAGAACATCTTCGCGTCCATTTCGGAGGCAACTAACGTGCCCGCCATTGAGTGGCTGGACACCCACAATTACGGCAATCTGGTGAAGCGCAATTTCACCATTACCTTCCAGCGCGACGAGGAGGACTGGGCGCGGAAGTTTGTGCGAGACCTCGCCCGTCGGAAACGGAAGCTCGTGGTCGCTGAGAAACGCACCGTGCATCCCCGCACGTTGTCTGCCTTTGTCTCTGAGAAGTTGAAGGAGGGCGTTGACGTTCCGCTGGAATTGTTCAACGTGTTCCGTAAACGGGTCAGCAAGATTTCTGTTCGTGCCTAACCCTATGTTGGGAAATCGGCATGAATAGACGTTCACCAGGGGAACGATAATGCAACCCTGCCAGTAAATGCCTAGTATGAAAAAGAGTACCGCGCAGTCTCCCGCAACACCGGAGACACAATCCACGCAACCCACCACTGCACTCGTGCCTGTCGCCGATTACGGCGCAGATATGGGCGCAGGATTCGAACACCAGTCCCCGGCGGACGTCAGTCTGCCGTGGCTGGCTGTGTTACAGGACAACTCCCCGATTGTTCGCAGTCTCGAAGCTGCCCAACCGGGGCTGTTGCACAACAGCGTAACCGATGACTGTCTGCCTGCGGTGGACATCGTCCCCGCAACCACTCGCCATCTCTATGTGGAGTGGCTGCCCAAGGCGAAGGGCGGGGGATTCCTCGGTGTGCACGAACCCACCAGTCCCGTGGTCGTGAAGGCTCGCGCAAGCTCCCCCCAGTTTGGGCAATACACCACGCCCGAGGGGAACGAGCTGGTGGAGACCTTCTACGTGTACGCGGTACAATTGGACGCCTCTAGCGAGCCGACGGGTCCTGTTGTCATTGCGTGTACCAAGACCAAGATTGGGCAGTACAAACGGTGGATGACTCGTGTGTCCATGTTCCAGGTCAAGACCCCGAGCGGACAGCGCGTGCGTCCCCCGCTCTACGCCCACCTGGTGCGGGTCACCACGTTTGAGGACAAGAACCCCAAGGGCACGTTCTACAACATTAAGTTCGATCCCGCCAAGGGGGACATGTCCAAGAGCCTGCTCGAACCCACCTCCAGCGCTTATCTGGCAGCGCGAGAACTGCGCGACCTGGTCAGCACCAACCGGGTTTCCTCTGTTCCCGCTGCGGCGGAGGAAACGGCTCCGACCGATCCGGACTGGAACCCGCAGTGATCCATCTGCCAAAAGTAACACAACCTCGGGAGGGCTCCCCCTCCCGAGGTTCTCCTGGACCGTCTGGACCGTCCGGGAACCCGGCGGAGAGAAACTCCTCCCCCGGCTCCCAAAAGCCGTCCAGCGGACCCCGGGAGGACGAAAAACCGGCTCCTCGCAGCAGGGTCCAGCGAACTGCCCAGCAGGAGGCGGCGTTGACGCAGGTTCACAACTGGTTTCGCAAAAAGGACTGCCCGGTGTTCCGCCTCTTTGGGTACGCTGGTACTGGCAAGACCACCCTGGCTCGAGAATTCGCCGAGGCGGTGGATGGCCCTGTGTGGTTTGCGGCCTACACGGGTAAGGCAGCCCTCGTCATGCGCCAGCACGGGTGCCCCGGTGCGACCACACTACACCGGCTGATCTACGTCCCCTCTGGGCGATGTCACAAAACCCTACAGGAATTGGAGGGTCAGTTGACCCAGCTGCTACAGGAACCTTCTCCGGACCCCGTCCGTGTGGCCCAGCTACAGCGGTTGATCCATGAGGAGGGGAAACGGGTGTCCAAGCCGTGCTTCCACCTGAACCCGGACAGCCCAGTACGGGATGCGGCGCTAGTGGTAATTGACGAGTGTTCGATGGTAGACGCTCAAATGGGCCACGACCTACTTTTATTCGGGGTGCCCGTGATCGCGCTGGGCGACCCGGCGCAATTGCCGCCTGTTCGCGGAGGTGGCTTTTTCACAGATGCACAACCCGACTTCATGTTAACGCAGATTCACCGCCAGGCGGAGGACAACCCGATCGTTCAGTTAGCCACAGCGGTGCGTAGTGGATCCCCACTTTCGCCGGGGCGTTACGGCGCGAGCGAGGTGCTCCATAAGGGAACACGGCTGCGACCCTATGCGGAGAAGGCGGACCAGATCATTGTTGGCCGGAATGCGACACGTCAGAAGATTAACGCATCGTTTCGCCACTACGTCCTTGGGCACACCACGCCCCTCCCCCAGAGTGGCGAGCGGTTGGTGTGTCTTCGCAACAACCACAAACTTGGCATCCTCAACGGGGAATTGTTCACGGTGGTGGAGTCCACCAGCCACACAGAATCGGAGGTGTTTCTGAGCCTCAACTCGGACGAGGGACAGCCGGTCACATGCACGGCCAGCGCCCACCCCTTTCTGGGCCAGGAGGCGCCCTGGTGGAGCGCCGGAAAGCTAGAATCGTTTGACTACGGCTACGCACTAACCTGCCACAAGTCCCAGGGTAGCCAGTGGGAACGGGTTCTGGTGGTGGACGAAAGCGCCTCGTTCGGAGTGGCCGCAAATTCATGGCTTTACACAGCCATCACACGAGCCTCAAAACAGCTAACTATTATTCAACAATGAGCCCCGCGATCAGCCACCTAAAACACCTCGCACGAACAACCCTACTTCCCGAAGCCCTGCGAATCGTAGGCAGGCTATCGGCGGAGCAGCGGCAGCTCCTGCATGCGGAATGCCAAAGCATTCTCCACTCCGACACGAACAACGAGTATTCTGCGGAGGTTGCGGCAACCCTTCTGAATGCGGCGCTGAGAATTGCCTCGCCTGACAAGAAGATTAGGCCACCCAAAAATAGTTGAAAATAATACTTTACCTTTCTCCCGGTCTCAGCCATAGTATCCCCGTTCCCGATGACCGGGGACTGCGAAACGAAAAACCAAAAACTAGAATATTGAAAATGAAAACGCCTGAAATCCTTACTCATCGCGCCCTCCCCCCGACAGCATCCCTTCTCAACACCACCCTCGTCCACTCCGACGGCTGTCCCTGCACAGCGCCAGTTCGCGTGTTAAGGAGGCCTACCTCCTCGCCACGAAGGAGACCCGTGACGGCAAAAGCATTCGTGCCGCGTTCTCCAAATACCTGAGTCAGAATTCGTGATCCGCGTCGCCCGGTTCGGCCGACCCGAACCGGGCGTGGCGGGTAACGACGCCCGAAAAGAAACAAACAAAATCAAGATCACGACTATGAATACGACCTACAGTGCGGCGGACCTCTTCCAAAAGACCGGTGCGGAGTTGACCGCCATCTACAACGACCTCACCGGTGAGACCGTCAAGAAGTTCCCCTCCAAGGACGTCGCCATCAAGCGCATCCTTCAGGCTCAGGAGACTGCGAAGAAGATCGCAGAGAGCAAGGCCGAGAGCAAGGCCGAGAGCAAGGCCGAGAGCAAGGCCGAGAGCAAGGCCGAGAGCAAGGCCGAGAAGGCTGAGAAGGAGGCCAATATCTTCAACCGCAAGCCGCTGGCCACGCAGCGCCCGTTTCGCACCACTAGCCCGCGTGGGCGTCTGATCACGGCGATGCTGAAGGGAGCCACCCTCGAGGAGCTCAAGAAGGAGGTGCCTGAATACGCGGAGAAGCTCCGCCACCACATCCTCAACAGCAACTCCTGGCACGGCTACGGCCTGCGCCAAGACGGCGACAAAATCTTCGCCTTTGTGGACTGAGTTTACGAACACAACAGCAACCAAAATCACACGTCTATGAAAAAGAAACTTCGGCTCGCAATTCTCGGGGTTGGGAATTGTGCCTCCTCCCTTGTGCAAGGCCTGACCTTCTACAAGGACATTACCGAGAAGGACGAACGCGTCCCCGGTTTGATGCACAACGTTCTCGGTGGCTACGCCATCCAGGACATCGAGGTGGTGCTCGGCATTGACATTGACGGCCGCAAGGTCGGGCGAGATGTCAGCGAGGCCATCTTCGCACAGCCCAACAACACGCTGGTCTTTGAGCCCAACGTGCCCCTCCTGGGCGCACCCGTGATCCGGGGCATGCGCCACGATGGAGTCGGGAAGTATTGCGAGCCGTTGATCCCCATCGCACCGGGGGAAACCGCAGACATCACGCAGGCTCTCCGAGACCACCATGTGGACGTGGTGGTCAACTATCTGCCCGTCGGGAGCGAGATGGCCACCAAGTGGTATGTGGAGCAGATCCTGGCTGCGGAATGCGCGCTGGTCAACTGCATCCCGGTGTTTATCGCCAGCAGCCCGTACTGGCAGAAACGGTTTTCGCAAGCCAGCGTCCCCGTCCTGGGCGATGATATCAAGTCCCAGGTTGGCGCCACTATTGTGCACCGTACGCTGGCCACACTTTTCGCCGACCGTGGGGTGCGCGTAGATCGCACCTACCAGCTCAATTTCGGCGGCAACACGGACTTCCTCAACATGCTGGAGCGGGAACGTCTGGAGTCCAAGAAGGTCAGTAAGACCGGGGCGGTGACCAGCATGCTCCCCTACCCAGTTCCGGAGGAGAATGTCCATGTGGGTCCCTCCGACCACATTCCGTTTCTGCGGGATCGCAAGTTCTGCGAGATCCGAATTGAGGGTACCACATTTGGGAATGTGCCACTCTTGGTGACTGCCCACCTAGAGGTGTGGGACAGCCCAAACAGCGCCGGGGTGGTGATTGACGCCATCCGTTGCGCCAAACTGGCCCTGGACCGGGGACTTTCCGGTGCCATCACGGGGCCCAGCAGTTACTTCTTTAAGACACCGCCACAGCAGTTTCGTGACAGCGAGTGTCGCCTGGCGGTTGAGAACTTCATCCAAGACAATGCCTGAGCACCACACACTCCCCGACGGGATTTCGGAGCACCCCGCGGAATGGCACTGGGAGAAGTTCGTTGACTTCACCCGCAAGAAGCTCCAGGTGTCCGAGCCCAGTCCACACCTGCAGATGGTGGGCCACGTTGCCAAATCTGACAACTGCTCCGAGCTGGAGACGGTGTGGCGGATTGGGTGCTACGCGATCCCCTACGCATTTGCGGTTGGGGCTGCCTGCTGGAGCAAGTTCTCTGCCGAGGCGGTGTTGCAGGACTTCGCCCCCATGGAAGCCTGGGTGCGGAAGAACTGGCCGGGCATCCTGGCGGGCACCCGCCGAGAACGCCGCTGTGTGCGTTCTGTGGAGAACTACGTGACCTGCCTGCGTTCCTACGTGGACTTCCTGCGGAACGGATACCAGCGAATCCGAGAGCTGCCTCGGGACAAAAGCCGAACCGCCTACTACGATGCCGTGTGGGAGGAAGTGACCGCTGTGCAGTTCTTTGGTCGGTACATCAGCATCCGGGTGGTCGAAGGACTCCGCCGTTTTGTGGGCATTCCCGCAGAGCTGTATGACATCCGCGCCATGGGTGCGTGGTCTCCGAGAAAGTGTCTGGTGTATCTGGACCCAGCCAACGCGGACACCTACCTCACGGATACACGGGATGCGTCGGAGCGAACGAACGAGCTGGCCTCTGAGATGGCGCGTCGGATTGCTGCGGAGGTGCCAGGGTGCACCTTCTACATCTTCGCAGCCATGCTCTGTGAATACCGTGATGCGTTTGAGGACCGCCGGCAGTATGTGGGATGGACTATCGACCAGGAGCCGTTGCTGTTGAAGAAGACGGCACCCTTGTTGGCGAATTCAGACTTCTCCGAGGCTGACTTCTGGAAGGCTCGGGCCAGTCTGTTTCCCGCCCCCGTTCTGGGCGAACACCAGGACCGTTGGTGTGGTACGCGCTGGGATCTAACCCCGCTGTTGCGCGACCATGGCTATGTGTGGTCGGACCTGCTGTATGACTACAACATGACCCTCAGTCAGAACTGTTGGGCCAACCCGGTTCCCCGTAACGATGCGTCCGGGAACCCAGCGGAGGTCAACTCCTCCCCCGGCTCCCAAAAGCCGTCCAGCGGACCTCTGGAGGACGGGAAACCGGCTTCCCCTGCCCCGGTGGGCCCGAAACCGGCGTCCGGGAGCCCTGGAACCCCTCCAGGACCGTCCGGGAACCCAGCGGAGGTCAACTCCTCCCCCGGCTCCCAAAAGCCGTCCAGCGGACCTCTGGAGGACGGGAAACCGGCTCGTCGCGGCGGGGTGAACGTAATCACCCCGACTATCCTGCAGCGTGGCCAGATCCTCAGCTGGTCTCTCGAGGATAAACGCGAATTCTTTCAACGCCACGGCATTACCATGGTGGTGAACTTCTGGTCGAAACTTGACCATGATTTCTCGGAATGCTGGGGCGTGACCTACCACTATATCCCGCGACCCGATTCACGTGGTATGCTGGAGCCGGACATCCAACAGCTCGCGCACTTTGTGGTTAACCACCTAGCGACGATCCCGGGCAGCCGGGTGCTGGTCTTGTGCGAGGCAGGCCGAACCCGATCTGTGTATTTCTGCGTGCTGCTGTATGCGCTGCAGAATAAAGTGAGCCTTCGGGAAGCCTACCGGGCGGTTGACGCGGTGCTCCAGGGTCGCCACTCGTTGAAGTCCTTTATGATGGAGGTCATCAACCGTGGTTAGGCCTGAGATTCTACTTTTGCGTCGCGCCGCTGCGAAGGCAGCGGAACTCAACGGCAACCTGGTCTTCATGGACGGGGTCTCCAAGGCGGTGCGGCTGGTAGAAAGCGTTACGGAAGGGGAAGTTCTTTTGAAGGTTGGTGCGACCATAGCCCTATCTGGTGTGCGTCTCTCCGACTTTCGTCTGGTCCTAAACATCACACACGAAACAATAACAAAGCTATGAACAAAATCATCAACATTCGCGGCACCTCAGGGTCCGGTAAAAGCACCCTAGTCCGTGCCGTCATGGACTGTTACCCGGAATGCACTGCGATCTTCATGCCGGGTCGGAAACGACCCCTGTGCTACAAGCTCTCCGCTCCTGGGAAGAAGCCTCTATTTGTGATCGGCCATTACGAGACGGCTTGTGGCGGCACGGACACCATCAGCACGGGCACCACTGGAATCTTCGACATGGTTCGCCACCATGCCCAGGAGGGGGACGTGCTGTTTGAGGGTCTGCTGATTGGCGTTGAGGTTTCCCGCACGGCCAAGCTCCCCGAGGTGGGGGAGACCCATGTCATTGCCCTGACCACTCCGATTGACGTCTGCGTGGACAGCATCAATCTGCGCCGCAAGGCGCGTGGCGTGGAGACGCCCGTTGACCCCGAGAACACCCGAGGTAAGTATGGGCAGGTGACGCGCACTATGGTGCGTCTGCAGAACGAGGCTCCTGGCGTGGTGCGCTATAGCCTGAGTCGGGAAGAGGCGCTGGCGAAGGTCAAAGAACTGCTCGGCCTATGAAACACCTTGCCGATTTCTTTGCCTACGCACGGGAACGCTACCGGGTTTACCTGCTGCGACTTGAGGGAAAACCCTTCCCCTGGACGCCAGATCCGATCCTTAAGAAGTACCGGTTCTGTAACGTGTTCCGCACCGATGACAAGGTTACCCAGTGGATTCTGCAAAACCTGCTGAAGCCGTTGGTGCCTGACGACGACGCCGTTGTGGACTGGAGGCTGCTCCCGATCACGGTAGCTGCACGGTTCATCAACCGGATCGATACCCTGTCGGCCGTCAAGGACATCCTGCTCAACGACGGGTGGGATAGTCGCGCCATGAAGCGTGCGCTGACTACCGTGCGCCAGCAGGGCGGCAAGGTGGTTACCGGAGCCTACATGATCCGAACCCCGTTCGGTGTCAACAAGATCAAGGGACTGGACCAGATCCTCCACCCGCTCCAAAAGTGGTCGCGCCAAGAAGGCTACCGCCATTACGAACGGCTGCAGGACCAACATCAGTGGCTGTGCACCTTTCCCTACATTGGGTCGTTCATGAGCTACGAGGTGGTCACGGACCTGAGTTACCTGTTCCCTTACGAGGACAAGATGACCTGGGCGAACGCCGGTCCTGGCGCTGCCCGTGGACTTAGCCGAGTCCTGGACGGTAAGCTCGGAAGGTTTCGCAATTCTCCCACCCAACAGGCAGCCATGTGCGAGCACATGCGGCATATCCTGGACGCGAGCTTTTGTTCCGAGGATGCCTGGCCTGCAGAGTGGCCGATCTGGGATATGCGAACCGTGGAGCACACGCTCTGCGAGTTTGACAAATACGAACGTGTCCGTCTGGGCGAAGGTCGCCCAAAACAAGTCTTCAAGCCTGCAACATGACCTTACTTACTGCAAGAAATCCTCACGAGATGCTGCCCATCGCGGTGAACCACGTTCTCAAGTGCGGCGTGGAGCGCCCATCCAGGAACGGGGATGTCCTTCAGCTCCCTGGGCCGGTGCTGTTGCAATACACCAACCCGTGGGAGCGTGTGGTGTTTTGGCCGGAGCGGGATGCCAACCCGTTCTTCCACCTCTACGAATCCCTGTGGATGCTGGCTGGTAAAAACGATGTGGCCTCCCTCACGCAATACGTTGCTCGGATGGCGTCATTTTCGGACGACGGCATTCGGTTCAACGCTGCCTACGGGAACCGGTGGCGGCGCCACTTCGGGGTGGACCAGTTAGCCGAGATCGTCGAGGTCTTGGGAAGAGACAAGGACAGCCGTCGCGCCGTTCTTGGCATGTGGGACCCGCGAGAAGACCTCCTCCACCAGCAGTCAAAAGACCTCCCCTGCAACACCCATGTCTATTTCGCGCTCAACCATGAGGGTCAGCTCGACATGACGGTGTGCAATCGGAGTAACGACCTGGTTTGGGGTGCCCTCGGTGCGAACTGCGTGCACTTTTCTGTGCTGATGGAGTGGATTGCCACCGAGCTGTCTGTCCCCCTGGGGCGGTATTATCACTTCACAAACAACCTTCACATCTACAAGAACACCCTAAGTCAGGTGGAGGTCCTTCCCGCCCAGATTGGGGCGTCCTGTCCCTACGCTCTGGAGGAGGTCGTCACCCGCCCGCTGGGGCATCTCCCGTTAAAGCAGATTGAGACCTGGTTGTCTGGGTCGGCGGAAACGCCAACCGCGTGGTTTCTTCACTACATCGCAGACCCAATGCACGAGGCCTACATGATGCGAAAAACACACGGCCTGGAAGCCGCAATCGAGTTCTGTAGATCACGGGTCGCAGCCTCCGACTGGGCTGCCGCAGGAGTCGCCTGGCTCGAGCGACGTCTCAAGAAACAACAACGAGCTTCAGATGACGGAGTCTCCTATGAACCAAACCATTAAGATGTTTCGTCGGTGCAGCCATGTGGAGCGTTGCCACACGCAACCTCACGTCGGAAGCTACAGCGTTGGAAAGCACACGTTCGATGCGTTGATGTTGCTGCTCTCCATTCAGCCCAACGTTCGGCGGCAGGTGATCATCTACCTCCTGTTCCACGACTTCGGGGAACGGTGGGTGGGCGACCTTCCCTGCACTGCCGGTTGGGCCAACGAGGACCTTCGGGTGGCCTACAAGTCCGCCCAGGAGCATGCGCTTGAGAGCGCGGGGATTCCAATTCGGAACCTCCGGAATGCGCTCACGCAGGCCGAACTCTGGCTGGTCGAACAGGTGGACAAGCTAGAACTTCTGTACTGGGCCAGCGAGCAGCCCGTTCCGCTGGGGCAGGAGGTCATGGAGAACCTGCGGAACTGGTTCAAGAAGCACGAGAAGCAGCTCGACCCCGAAATCCGCCACCTGGTCACGGAGGTGTGCGATGCGGGTGAGGCTTGAAAGCCGTGCCTGTCCCGATGCGACAGATGCCTTGGGCGAGGTGAAATCGAGGCCACATAACAAATCAAGATGAGCGACCGCCAGAACAACACTTGTCACGATGACTAACAAAGATTACCAAAGACTAGGCGGCTGGGATTCCCCGCAGGGGAACGCCGCAACGCCGCCCGCTAATTCAAAGCGTCCGGTTCCCCCGGTGAAGATCAAGTCCTCCCCCGGCTCCCAAAAGCCGTCCAGCGGACCTCTGGAGGACGGGAAATCGGCTTCCCCTGCCCCGGTCCCGCCAACCCCAGACTACCTGCCCGCTATCTTTTACGGGCTGTTGTTTGGGGTCCTGGCGGTGAACCTTCTCTACCTGGCCGTCTGGCTCTTTGTCAAGGTATGCTTCGAACGGTAAACCACACCATCGTCCGGAAGGGTGTCACCGTTTCCGTCGAAACCACCTTCTACGTGGAACCCGCAGAACGTGGTTCTCTCGACAAGTTTGGCGCCTTGCAGGATCCCATCCTGGGGGAAACGGCTACCCTGGAATACGCGGTTCTCGCGGACACGGGAGCGCCAGTTGACTTGACAGCCGAAGAAATAAAACACGCAGAACAAAAACTACATGAAAGAGAAGCTTGAATACATCTGTGCAAACGACGTTGCTGTGCTCCTGGAAAAAGACAGAGAGTACGGCGGGAGTTGGAAGAAACGAGGCGGCGTCGGAGCCTTCATGATGCTGGCTCGAAAGTGGGACCGACTGGAAGAGCAGGTCTCGCGGGTGGGCTACAACATCTTCGAGGCTGCGAAACGGGACCAGCGGGAGGAGGGAATCCTGGACGACCTTCGAGACCTCCGCCGCTACCTGTTGCTGGTGGAGTCTGAGTTACTGGATCCGGTAAGGCCAACGGAGTGGTTCACGGCTAAGAAGTTGGCAAACCACCCGCAATTCGCGGATGTCGGAACGGACTACCTGTGCGTCTGTGGTGCTCGGTTTTCTAGCGAGGACTTCGCAGACATGGAAACCGCCCATGCCGCGTGCAGGAACCTGCTCCCCTAGCATGCAAATCCCCCTCTTCAAGCCTACGTCCACCTGGGTTGCGCCCAAGCTGGGGGACCTCCCCTCGTGGGACAACGCCCGCCGAGTGTGCATCGACATCGAAACGCACGACCCCGACATCAAGGAGCTTGGCCCTGGCCCTCGCCGAAACGGGTTCATCGCGGGAATCGGGTTCGCCCTCGAGGACGGACCCGCCCATTATCTTCCAATCCGACACGCCGAAGACAACCTTCCGCGAGAGGCTGTGTTGTCTTACTTCAAGGACCAGGCCAAGACCTTTGCGGGGGACATCGTTGGGGCTAACCTAAATTACGACCTGGACTACCTAGTTGAAGCAGGAATCTTTTTCCACAAGGCTTCCTACCGGGATGTCCAGATTGCGGACCCACTTATTTACGAGCTGCACGAAAGCTACTCCCTGCAGAACATTGCCCTCCGGTTTGGGCTTAGCGGAAAAGACGAGACTTTGCTCCGGGATGCAGCCGAGTGGTACGACGCTGACCCCAAGCGGGGGATGGCCTTGATCCCTGGGCGGTTCGTGGCTCCATATGCCCTGCAGGACGTTCGGCTCCCGCTTCAGATTCTTCGGCTCCAGGAACGAGAGCTGGAGAAGAACAACCTAACTAGGATCTGGGGTCTCGAGTGCGAGGTCTTACCCGTTCTTGCAAAGATGCGGAACCGGGGCGTAGCCGTAAACCAGAGCAGGCTGGAGCAAATTGAGCAGTGGTCCTTGCAGGAGGAAGGAAAGGCTCTTGCCGAAGTTCACCGGATGACGGGAATTACAGTTCCCGTCGGAGCCGTCTGGGCCAACAAGATCATCAACTCCGTCCTGTCCAGCATTGGGGTCAAGCCGGGGCGGACGGCCACTGGAAAGCCCAAGATTGACGCGGACTTCCTTGACACAATAGACCACCCGGTCGCAGAGCACCTAGCCTGGGCACGGAAGGTAAATAAGCTGCGGACAACGTTCGCAAAGTCTATCCGGCAGCATCTGACCCGCGGAAGGATTCATTGCATCTTCAACCAGCTCGCGCGAGAAGGAGACGACGGGCAGGGTGTCAAGGGTGCACGGTACGGAAGGTTATCTTGTGAACACCCGAACTTCCAACAGCAGCCGGCAAGAGACGAGTTTGCAAAACAGTGGAGGAGCATCTATGTTCCTGACGACGGCGGTTTGTGGGCCAGCGCGGACTACTCACAGCAAGAACCTCGAATGACAACGCACTACGCCGTAAAGTCTCGCTGCACCAGGGCGAATGTTGCCGCTGAACGCTATCGGAATGACCCGCTTACGGACAACCACCAGATGATGGCGGAGCTTACTGGGCTGCCCAGAAAACAGGCAAAGAACCTCTACCTTGGCATGTGTTACGGAATGGGTGGTGCAAAGCTCTGTGACGAGCTTGGGCTTCCTACCAAAATTATTGAACGGAACGGTCGAAACATTCGCGTGGCTGGCGACGAGGGACAGGCGGTCATTGACAAGTTCAATTCCCATGCTCCATTTATCCGAGAGCTCGCACGAAAGTGCACTGACCTGGCTTCCCGCCGTGGATTTATCGTCACCCTTCTAGGTCGTCGCTGCCACTTCCCAAAAGACCCCGAGGGGAATTTCGACTGGACCCACAAGGCCCTAAACCGGCTTATCCAGGGAAGTAGTGCTGACCAGACTAAGGCAGCCATGGTAGCGGTTGACAAGGCTGGGTATCGGTTACAGCTGCAGGTCCACGACGAGCTTGACTTAACGGTGGTCTCCCGGGAGGAGGCGGAAGGGGTCGCGGAGTGTATGAGAACGTGCGTTGACCTGGAAGTTCCAAGCCAGGTTGATGTGGAGGTTGGCCCAAGCTGGGGGGAGGTGGAATGAAGACTGAAGGCTACAGTTTCCAGGAGCCGTCCTGGACCGTCCGGGAACCCAGCGGAGGGCAACTCCTCCCCCGGCTCCCAAAAGCCGTCCAGCGGACCCCTGGAGGACGGAAATCGGCGTCCCCCGTCCCGGTTTCCTGGAGCCCGTGGGGATGCAGACAATGAAACAGAGAAATTGAAATGACGACTAGCCAAATACGGAAAGATTGCGAACGGCTTCTAGAAATCCTACAAGACCGAAACCCCCATCGGGCTTACGAGCTCCTTCAGAAGTCAATGGGCTGGGGTAGTTCTGGAGCGTTCCAGGCTCGAATAAAGCGACTGCAAAAACAGGGCCACAACATTGTGCGGATCACCGACCGCTATGACACTGTCCGGAAGTGCCGAATTGTCGAATACCAACTCCTATGAACTCCTGGGACAAACGGTTTCTTGAACTCGCCAAGCTGGTGTCCACCTGGTCCAAAGACCCTACCACCAAGGTGGGGTGCGTTCTTGTTCGGAAGAATAAGACCATCGCCAGCGTGGGCTTCAACGGCTTACCGCAGGGAATTGCCGACACCGAGCTTCGGTTGCAAAATCGAAGCCTAAAGCACAAGCTCATCTTGCATGCCGAAGAGAATGCGCTGCTCTTTCTGAACGGGCGGGAAGAGGGGCTGACTGCCTACACCTGGCCGGTAATTCCGTGCTCTCGATGTGCCTCTTTTTTGATTCAAGCTCGGATCCAGCGAGTAGTATCCGTGCTCGGTGCGCCTAGCACGTCCATCCTGGACTACGCCATGACTCAATCGTTGTTTGACGAAGCCCGTATCGACATCGATCTGTATGAAATGCCGCACTAAGTATTGTCGGGGTTACGTGGCCCGGAACGCCAAGTCTCCCTACTGCCCCCGGTGCCGGACCCGACGGTTCAAGCAGAGCCACCCCATCACCTGGGCATATAACAAGCTGCGGTCGCACGCTCGTGCGCGAGGAAAACCCTTCACCCTGACGCGGGAGGAGTTCCGGGAGTTCTGCCTTAAGACAGACTACCACAAGCTCAGCGGGTCTTCCAAGTATTCCCTCCAGGTTGATCGCATCGAGAGTGGGCTGGGCTACCATCGGTGGAACATCCGCGCAATTACGACGAGCGAAAACAGCCGACGCTCGTTCGTTCCGTTCTTCTCTGAAGAACGTCTGTCCTTCAAGGACCGGGAGGCATACTACGCTCTTGAGCGTGCGTACTCAGAGAAACTAGAACACCTCGTCAACGAGATCCCGTTTCCGCCAGGATCCGAAAATTTTTGGCTTGAATTCAACCGCTGTAAGGCTATACTTTTCGCGCAGCCTGATGAGTGAACAGAACATGCGACAACGGGTAATCCATCTACTACGGTCCTTAGATGCAATATCCGTAGAAAACCCGGTGTATCCCGGTACGCCGGATGTTAATTTCGTTGAAGGCTGGCTTGAGTTAAAGTGGCTCCCAGACTGGCCCGCCAGAAAAGAGACGGTGGTGCACATAGACCACTTCACACCACAGCAGCGGGTTTGGCTGTTGAAACGCTCCACCCACAGGGGCAATGCGCGCCTGCTACTCTGCGTGCACCGGGAGTGGCTGTTGTTCGACGGGCTAACTGCATCTGCCCACGTGGGGCGGGTTCCAAGAAACCTTTTGTATAAGCTGGCCCAGCGGTGCTGGGCCAAACCTCCATCATCCGAAGAATTAATCCCATGTTTAAGATAACTAACGGAGAAAATTTACGTCTCTGGCGAACCAGGCAACGGCTAACCCAGGGTGCGCTGGCCAAACGGTGGGGTGTGAGCTGGCGCACAATAGCCATGTACGAACAGGACAAGCTGGCGCTGCCAAGAAAGATCAAGTCCGTGACGCCCACCATGAACGAACGCTGCGTTCTGCTCCGACTACGTAATTCCCTGACGCAGCGCAATGTCGCCGACCGCCTGGGCTGTACCCGATTGTGGGTGAACCGTATGGAGCGTGGACTCGCTCCGTGTCGCCAGCTAGTTGAATTCTGGATGCGTCATGGCGTATGACGCCCCTCGAATTTCTTGGGGCAGTCTATCCCCACGGACCCTGGGCCCTAACTGCCATCTCCCCAGACTGCAAGTCCCTGGACACCCAAACGTTCTTTCCGCGGGACCAGGATCTACTGGTGCGGTGGCTAGACCACAACAACCACCGCAACAACCTTTATTGGCACGTCAACCCGGTCATTCGCCCGGTCACACGCAAGGCAGAACGCACTGATATTGCCAGAGTCTGTTACCTCCACGTAGATATTGACCCTCGGCCCGGAGCCGACCTGACCCAGGAGCAGGCACGAATTCTAGGCCTCTTCCGCTTCCCTCCCGGCGGAATAGCTCGTCCCTCGGTCATCGTGTTTTCGGGTGGCGGGTACCAGGCCTTCTGGCGTCTGGTGGAGCCCATCGAAATCAACGGAGACCTGGTCCGGGCGGAGGAGGCAGCCCGTTACAACCAACAGCTGGAGGCTGTGTTTGGCGCCGATGCCTGCCACAACATTGACCGGATCATGCGCCTCCCGGGCACCATGAACCTGCCCAACGCGAAGAAGCGTAAGGCGGGTCGGACCCCGGTCCTGGCCCAGGTCATAGAGATGCACCTGGACCGGGTTTACCCGCTCTCCCAGTTCACCCCTGCCCCGCTCCTCCAGACGGGTACTGGAGGGTTTTCCAACGACGGCGAGGACAAGCCCTCCTTTGACTCGGTCAAGCGCCTGGAAAGCGTGGAGGACCTAAAGCACTGGAACGTTCCCGACCGCATCCTAGTCATCATCGTCCAGGGTAAATACCCCGACGAGATAAAGCCGGGTGACGATAGCCGGTCAGCCTGGCTGTTTGACGTAGTGTGCAACCTGATTCGGTGCAACGTGCCGGACGAGGTCATCTACTCGGTCATTACGGACCCAGGGTTCGGCATCAGCGCAAGTGTCCTCGAGACCGGAGCCTCGGCGAACCGTTACGCCATGCGCCAGATTGAGCGTGCCCATGAGGAGGTCATTGACCCCTGGCTACGAAAGCTCAACGAACAGTTCGCCGTGATCGGAAACACGGGCGGTAAGTGCCGCGTCATTGAGGAGGTGGAAGACCCTGTGTTGCGCCGGTCCCGTCTGTCCCGGCAGACCTTCGAAGACTTCAACAATCGGCACCTCAACAAGACTATCGAGATCGGCAAGGACAAGGAGGGTCGGCCCATTAGTGTTCCGGTGGGGCGCTGGTGGCTCAAGCACCCGCTGCGCAGACAGTTCAACACAATCGTCTTTGCGCCCGGAAGGATCGTCCCCGGTGCCTACAACCTATGGAAAGGGTTCGCTGTCACTCCACGACCAGGAGACTGTGGGCTATTCCTGACCCACGTCCGGGAGAACATTTGCAGCGGCAACGACGACTACTACAACTACCTGATTGGTTGGATGGCCATGGCCGTACAGCACCCCGACAGCCCTGGGCAGGTGGGCGTGGTGTTGCGGGGCGGACGCGGGGTAGGGAAGTCTATTTTTGCCAAGCAGTTCGGGTCTCTCTTCGGGCGCCACTTCATCCAGGTCAGCGACCCCAAACACCTGGTGGGCTCCTTCAACGCACACCTGCGAGACGTCGTAGTTCTGTTTGGCGACGAGGCCTTTTACGCCGGAGACAAAAAGCACGAGAGCGTGCTGAAGACGCTGATCACCGAAGAGCAGCTCACAATTGAGCACAAGGGTGTGGACGTTGAGACGGGACCCAATTTCACCCACGTTATTCTTGCCAGCAACAGCGACTGGGTGGTGCCAGCGGGCGCGGACGAGCGTCGGTTCTTCGTGTTAGACGTGGCCCCAACGCACAAGCAAAACCATGCCTACTTCGCAGCCCTCGTGGACCAGATGGCCCACGAGGGAGCCTCGGCTCTGTTATACCAGCTGCTGAACCACCCCCTCGAGGGATTCCAGGTTCGGGTCGTTCCGCAGACCCCCGCTCTCAAGGAACAGAAGCTGCTGAGCCTTACCCCAGAAGAGGAATGGTGGTACCGAAAACTACAGTCCGGTCGTCTGCTAGATGACCTGTCCCACGTGGATGAGTGGCCGGAGAAGGTGGCTAAGTTTGACCTGCTGGAGGATTACGTCGGGTATATGCGAAGAATAGCCACCCTGGGCCGAAGAGCTAATGAGACCACGCTGGGAAAATTTATGCGGCGAATGTGCCCTGGCATCTGTGCGACCCAGGCGCTAGGGGTGGTTCGGGTGCCTGGGGTGGAGCCGGGGTGGACCAACGAGGTTACGCGGCGTATCTACTATTGGTGGATGCCTCCGCTTGATGTATGCCGCGAACACTGGGTTTCGCAGTTTGGAATTTCAGACTTTACGACCCCGGAACTCCCCTTGAAAGAACTGCCAGCTGAAGAACAGCCCCCCATGTAACCATGCCCACCGACACTCTCCCCACTACCTTCTCAGGCATCCGGCAGATGGCCTCGCTCACCGGGCTGTCGTATCCCTACCTACGGTCACTGAAGCACGCCGGGTGTCCTGCGTTCAACAAGGATGGCACTGTTAAGCTCCTGCCGTTCCTGGAGTGGCTTGCCACCAACCACGGCGGAAAAAAGGTGTCCCAGTCCGTGGACTATCTTGTCGAGCGCGCAGAAAAAGAACGGGCTGTGCGCCGCATCAAGGAAGCCGAGGCTGACGAGCTAGAGCGAAAGCTCATCCCCACCAGCGAGGTCCAGGCTGCGCTGAACCTGGTGTTGTCCATGGTGCGTCAACAATTCCTGGGCGCACTGGCGTTGGCGCCGCACGTAAATCCCGCCGATCCCGAACACGCTCGCGCTATTCTGTCGGAGTACTGCGACCGGTCTCTACAATGTTGCAGGGACTTCGATTTTACCAGCAAGATCCCAGGGGTTCCACCCGACCCAGAAGAAAATTGAAACTAATACTTTACCTTTCTCCCGGTCTCAGCCATAGTATCCCCGTTCCCGATGACCGGGGACTGCGAAACGAAAACCAAAAACTAGAATACGGAAAATGAAAACTGATTCGACTGTGTATCTTACTCCCGAAACCGCGCAGCTGCAGCAGGCGCTGGACGTTTCCGCCAAGTTCCCAGCCGTCACCATCCGCCCGTTGAAATATCGGTTCCTTGGCTCACACCTTAGCCGAAAGGTGCTCGGGGAGTTTTTCCTTCACCACCCAAAAATCGGCAAGCCACTTTACGTGGTTGGAAAATGTGGCGGGCAGGGGGACGGATGGTTCCAAGTCCAGGTCCACGGGGAGTACGGGACCCTGACCTTCCGCGGCTGCAGCTGGGGCTATCACGGAGAAGGTCCGACCGCCACCTTCAAGCTCCTCGTCGCGCTGGGCCTCCCTTTCGACCGCGCCTCCAACCTTGCCTACAATACGCCAGGCGCTACCGTCGGTGCCCCCGGGACGAAGGGCATCATCTACTTCTCGTACCCTCTTATCTAAGGCTATGCTGTGCATGAAACACCTTCTCCGCATCATGCTCCTAGTCCTGGGCATCGCAATCTTTACCAAGCTAACCTGGTATATGTCGCCACACGTCCTCCTCCGCGAAGGGTGGGGAAATTTATGCCTCGGCGTGCTCGTGCTGGGCTTCATCTACCATGTGCTCTATGGAAAAGAATCTTAACCCACACATCATCCTGGGCGCCACCGGGGCACGCGCTGCTGTTCTCCGGCGGCACCCGTCCGCCAAGCCGTTCCGAACTCGCGATGTCGGCATCCTTTACGGGATGACCCTCCCTGTGTATGTCATCCTCGACAAAGGGGGGAAGGAGCTGGGGCGTGGGATCGGAACAACGGACGCCTGGCACAACGCGGCCAGCGGAATTTTGAAGGCATGAAAGACCTCGCTCGGAGCTTCCTACCCCGGTCCAAGACAACAAAGTAACCCTATGGCAACAGCAATCTGTTCTCGCCCCTACGTATTCGGGATCCCCAGAACCGCCCCCGAACCGCCCACCAACCTTCCCGCCGGAGCCGTGGTGGTCCGGTGGGAGTTTCGGCCCAGGGATGTTGCGCGAGTGTGGCTCAGGCGCGGACACGTGTGCTCGTGCCACCTGCTGTCTTCGGACGGCACGGTGGAGCTCAAGGACACCCTGCTCCAAGGCCTGGTCGTGTTCGGGGAGGTTCTCCCGGCGGACGTCAACCCCTACCTCCCGTGACACCGTACCACATCAACCAGCTCCGCGAGTGGATAGCCTCGGGGCTGGCGCCCAGGAACACCAAGCTGCCCTCCAAGTGGTGCGTGGAGAACCTAGTGTTCGATGAGACCGACAACCATGGACCCTTCCGCACAGCCGGGTGCGAATACGTTGTTGCGCCGCTAGACGATTTCGCATCCACCAACATCACGGATGAGGTGCTGGTCTGGGGCAGCCAGACGAAGAAGACCGGAACACTCATGGGCGGGGCGGCGTTCTGTGCCGTCAACGACCCGTGCGGCTTCCTGTGGGTCATGCCCAACATCGACCTCGCCCGCAAGTTCTCCCGCCAGCGGTGGCTCCCCCTGTTACGCGCCTCTGGGCCCACCCGAGATCTAATCCCCGAGGGGGCGGACCGGCATGACTTTGCCAGTGCCACCCAGATCCTGGGCGCTGCGAGCTTTAACTTCGTCGGCAGCAATTCCGCCGCCAACCTTGCGTCCCAGCCGTGTCGCCGGGTTATCCTGGACGAGGTGGACAAGTTTGACCGAGGCGGGAGGCGGGAGGCGGACGCTGTGGACCTTGCCGAACAGCGGACCAAGAACATGACCTACCCACAGCGTTGGAAGACTAGCACGCCAACGCTCGAGAATGGTCTTATCTGGCAGCAGGCGCGTCGGGGCATTCTGTATCGCTACTTTGGACCCTGCGTCCACTGCCACCAGCTAGTTGTGCCGGCCTGGTCCCGGAAATACACCACGTTCCCAGTTCAGGGTTACGAAGCCTTCGTGGAGTGGGACCCCTCGGCCAAACGGGACAACGGTAGCTGGGACATGGCGAAGGTGGAACGCACCGCCCACCTGGTGTGTCCGTTCTGCCAGGGGCATCTCCTTGAGTCCATGAAGACCGTGATGTGCCGCAACGGAAAATGGCTCCCCACGCTGCGCAGCATCATATCCACCTCAGGGCGTCCGACCTGGGTGCCCGTGGAGCCGGGGGACACATCCACTTTTGTTGTGCGGCATCTCCCTTCCATGTGGGCGTCTTCGCCGCAAACTACGTTTGGCCGGCTCGCCGTAAAATTCCTATCTGCCAAAAACAGTCTCCAGGGGGCCCAGGGCTTTATCAACGGGGAGCTGGCCGAGCCCTATCGGTCCCAGGACCGAGTCGAGATTACTACAACTGTGGCTCGCGGGATAACGGTTGAGGTCACCAACGAGTGGACGAAGCTGCTGACTATTGACCCACAACAACGCGCACCCCATTTCTGGTGGGTGTTGCGCGCCTGGGCCCACCTACGCTGTCACGGCATTGAGTCGGGCAGCTTTAACTCCTGGCAGGACATTGAACAGTTCCAGATGCGGCACGGTATAGCAAATGAGTGCGTTGCGCTGGACACCCGGTGGAATACGCACGAGGTTGTGCGTCGCTGTGCCCTACACTCTGACATCATCGAGCCCGACGGGGGACAGGGGACCGCGCTTTACCTGGGGTGGCTGCCTGTTGGGGGGACTCCGAAGCGGGAATGGAAGAACGAGTCCGGCGCGATAGTGCCCTGGAGGTTCGCGCCCATTGACGCGAACCCAAACAACGGGCTGCGTAATCTCGCCAGCATGAACCGACTGGATTTCGTGTCCGACTATTTCAAAGACTTGATGCACGCTATGCGCGCTGGGGAGGGCGGGTGGCAGTGGACGATCTCCGACTCAGCCAACACCGAAGACTACCAGCACCACAACGCCGCAGAGGTGCGGAACGAGACCACCGGTCACTGGGAGAAGCGGGTTAAGGACTGGCCGGACCATCTTCGTGACTGCGAGATGATTCAGTGCGCCGTTGCGGCTAGCCTTGGGCTGATTACGGAGTAGGGTTTCCCGTCCTCCAGGGGTCCGCTGGACGGCTTTTGGGAGCTGGGGGAGGAGTTGACCTCCGCCGGGTTCCCGGACGGTCCAGGACGGGAGCCTGGGCGGGGTGAAGTTGACCGGGGCGGAAAGAAGAAACGCGTGAATTTCACGCGTAGCCTCGGCTTAACCTCGGCTTAGGCGGCTTAACCTCAGCCGTTTAGGCCGACTCCTAAACCCCTACACCTGCTAGGCCACGCTTAACGTACTTAACGTACTTAACCTCAGAAGGGCGCTCCAGGTTTTGGCTGGAGGCTGGACGGCCGAAAAAAGGGGTCTGATGTCGAGTACGTTAAGCGTGGCCTAGCAGGTGTAGGGGTTTAGCACTTTTTGAGGTTAAGTCGCTAAAAAGCCGATCAAGCCGGGGGAATCAACTTTTTTAGGTTAAGTGAGTTAAGCGGGAGTAGTAGAATATAGGGTTTGCCCCACCCCTACTGGGCATTACCATGATGTAACAAGACGACAGAGTAATCGCGGAATGGAAGTCCTTGGGAATTGCGTTAAAGGAGAGCCGATGGTCTTAAAATACCGTTAAAGTTGCTGAGAATTTGAGTACGAGTTAGGGTTTGTGTTGATAAAACGAGGCGATGGACTGACGCGTGAAATTCACGCGTTCGGGATAGGGGCGTCTGGGGGCGTTTGGAGGTGTCCTCTCGGCGGCGATGTCAGGCTGTAGTGTGCCTAAAATAGTTGTCCCGCGGACCTCTGTGAGAGCGGGGTGCACATCCCCGTACCGGGGGAGGGGTAAGGAATCTTTTCCCGAGGCAGGATCAGTGTGCGGGGTCCGCG